CGCTATCATAGTGTCGCCTCGCCACGGCGAATGATGTTCATTGCGGTCCCCCGCCTGCACTTGGCAACGCCATGCCGCGTGGTCGCTGCGGCTCCGGTACGTACTGATCCAGACTGATACGCGTTGAGTAGTCTTGATCGGAGTCGTCACCGGAAATCTCCGCAATGAGCGCGTCCGCTATCGATTTGTACTGCGCGATCCGGCGTTGGTGTGCCTCAACCTCGGCATCGATGTTTATCATCAAGAGCGCCGCGCCGTACGGGATGCGAATGTACTGCGAAGAACCGAAGATGGGATCAAGTATGGCAAGAGGATCGGACCCGTCAAACCGGTCGCCAACAAGCGCAACACGCCAGGTCATAATCCCCGAAGACGGCACCTTGTCAAGAACGATAACGCCACCCTCCTGAAACCAGCGCCTCGGTGTCGGATCAGGATCACCGGGAAGCGGAGGGAACAGCCAGGTCGGATCGGTCCTATCGAGGCTGGCACGTGTCGTCTCCAAGAGCGGCACGCCGTTGAAGTATACCTGCTTCACATCGGCAACGTCTTCATCGGTCGGGTAGTCGCGCTGCCCCGGTACCACCGTCACTCCACGATCTACCTGCTTGGCACCGGCAATGTAGCAGAAGTTCAGGAAGTCGTTAACCGAGGGCAAGATGGGGATCAGGTCAGGATCAAGATCGCTATCGACCGCGAAGCCATCGCGGTAACTCTTGTTACTGCCCTCAATGAGTTGAATGAGTTCGCGTGTGCGGCGAACGAGGTAGGCGGCGGTTGCTGGCATCTCATTGGCTCTCCAAGAACTTGAAGAACGCCGCTAACTTGGTGGCAAAGTCGAGCCGGTTGTTACGATTATCAATCGCCAGTGCATCGCCGTAATTGGAGATAAACCCCATCTCGACTAAGGTTGTAGGACCGGCGAAGTTAAAGACGAAGAGACGCGTGTGCTGCGATTCGCCCTCCCACTTCAAACCTCTGTCATTCAGGTCGAACGCACCGACCGCATAGGGCTGAACCACTTCCGCCAGATTCCTGTCCTTCGTGTCACGCCAGTACGACTCGGTACCGCTGGCAGTCGGGCCGTCACTGTTCATGTGAAGGGACAGATAGTGCGTACACTTGGCAGTCGTCGCACGCTCCACACGCTTGGCAAGCGGCGCGTTGGTCGTGTTGTTGCTGCGGGTCATAAAGTAGTTCACGCCTTCATCAACAAACACGAACTTCAATGTAAGCGCCATCTTCAAGGTAAGGTCTGCCTCGCGGTAGCCGTGCCCCTGGGCACCGGGATCGAACACACCCGGCCTGGTGTTGCCCATCCCGTGGCCGGGATCGATGCAGACCTTAACTCTCACTTTAGACAGATGTTCCCTTCCTGCATCCCAGGCGGCGTACCACCCGGAGGATTGGTGTCCGGTGGCGGGTTTGTGCCACCTCCCCCGCCACCGGGATTTGGAGGTGGGTTATTGTCACTGGTGCCACCACCTCCTCCTCCTGACGGCGGGGAAGTGGTACCGCCAGGAATAGGCCCAAGACTGCCTTCGATGAAGATGTAGTTGCGGTATTTACGAAAGTCGCGGGCCGATGCCGCTTCGATCTGCGCTCGGGTGTGCTTGCGTACGTGGTACGGGCACACCCACTTGCCATCAAAGAACGTCAGCATACGCGGCGGCGTCGGGAAGCCACAGACCTGACACGACCCGTAGCCGTCACTGTTGTACAGCCCGACCTTCGTAAAAGACATCACTACTCCGATGCCTCGGTCATCGTCACATAATACGATTTGCCAGGCTTGTAGTAGCCACGTAACTTCGGATTCGTGACCGTGATGACGATCTTTCCGGATGGCGTTGCCTCATGGTACCTCTTGTTCTCAGGGATACCGTTATCGCTCACCGGGGCGAACTCGATCTCGTCGCCGTACACCGTTTGCGAGACACGATCACAACGGAACTTTGCTTCCATCACCGTTCCCATAACAACCTCCTCTACATCTGTCGCCGCGACACGGTGAATGAAGTCTACATCTGTCGCCGCGACACGGTGAATGAAGTCTACATTTTCCCCTTTGGGGGACTGCTGCTCTTTGACTTACCACTCTTACCCTTCGGTCGGAACTTGGCAAAGGTCTGCGCGAGGCGTGCTTGCTTGCCGACCTTACCGGGCTTGCTTGCTGCCGCTGCGATCTGCCCCGGTGGTATCTTCTGCCCGATGGGAATGCCGAGTGAGCGGTGAAGCCCACCCGGCTGTATGCTGTTCGCTACGGCAGTGAGAGGCTTGGCAGCGGAGCCTCCCTTGCCGGATTTGCCTCTCATTGCCATACTACAACCCCGCATTCCCGAACAGACCCATCCAGTTCGGTGCCGCTGCGATGTTGGCGAACCGAACCGAGTACACGTAGTCTTCCGTGTACGGGTCAACAAACGAGCGGTCGTTGAACGCCTCATTCTCGATGAGAACAAGTTCGTGCTCCGACTTGTCCGCAATGAGATACCAGGCATCCTGATCCGTCAGGTACGGGTTGACTACGAGAATCAGCCCCGCATCCTGAACGGTCGCGTTCGGAATACCACGATCTGCCACAGTGTCAGGCAGCGAGTTGGACGTGCTGGTAGCAGTCCAGTAGTTCGTTGCCCGCAGAACGCGCCTTGCATTAGGGGCGTTTGCCGGATGAACAACGAGGTACTTCGGCTTGATGTTGATGTACGTACCGTCGTTATCCTTCTGAAGAGTGAAGTTAACGATGCCCTCTTCAAGAGAGGCAATCGCGAGATCGGTCGCCGTACCCAAATTCGATGCCGATGCGGCGTTCAACAGGACATGCGAGGCACTGAACAGCGCAACGTTGTCCATCGTCACACGGAGTGTGTTGGAGAAGCCCTGGTTCAGCGGGAATGCGGCGATCATCTCCACCGTCTTGCGTGCCGCCCGCGCCAGCATCTTCGTGGCACGCTCTACCTTCTGCACCCGGTTGAACCGCTTGTCCTCGCGGGTGATGGCGTACGCCAGTTGCCGCCCCTCCGGGGTGATGCGGGCCAGGTCGCCAATGTCAGGCGTGGCGAAGTTCAGATAGTCGCCTTCATCCTTCTTGGGGACCAGACCGAAGCCACCGAACTCCATGTACTCTTGGAAGTACTCGTTGGTGGTTTCCTTCCGCATGTAGGTCTGCCAAACGGGAGCCTGCTCCTGCCGGTTCTCGTTGATGACCTTACGGTTGAATGCTCTGAGTTCGTCAACCCCCATGTCGGTGGTGAGCATCTTGACTGTAGACTGTGTAGCCATTATGCGTAACCTCCCGGCGATGCCGCCCGAACCCAGTACCGGTCAGCCGAGGAACCATTGGCAAGGTAGTCCTCTTCATCCACACCGAGGACGGTTACAACAGCCGCCGCGTTAGCGACATTTATCTGATAGTCACCAGCAGCGACACGCTTGATGCCGTAACTGGTACCAATTGCTGGCGTGCCGCCCGTTGCCGTCATCACCCAACAAAAGCCAGGTGTCACCGGGACAAACGGCCTTGTCTTGGAGGTTGCGGACGGGACACGGGAACCCTGGAATCCTATTCCGAGGATGCCGGGCTTGCGTCCTGTTCTCGCCGTCATACCAGGAGCGTTCAGCCCGATGATGTCGGAGTCAACACCATCAACGCAGATGAACCGGATAGCCAGGTCTTCTGCGCTCGGTGAGCCTGGGGTACTGGCACCATCTGTCAATTTGTAGATCGGCTTGTTAGAGGAATACTCGCAGAGATCGCCACCCTGCGGGTCATTCGTACCCGGCACAAGCCAGATGGAGGCAGGCATTCCGCCGTAGAGCATCCTCCACTTCTTACCGCACCTGATGTCAGCCATGCTTCACTCCTTACTCGAAGTCAGCGTACAGATCGGGATTGGAGGAAAGCACGACTTCTCGCACCCCCTCGTTGACGACGATTTGTGGACCCGACTCATGGCCGAACTGAGCGGCATAATCGGGAACCATCTCCGGAGTTGCCGCCGTGAGTCCTGACGCCTGCTGCGCCACCATGTCACGGCGTATCTGCTTGAAGGTTCGCATATCCCTGAGACGCTTGTTTTCCTTCGTTGTCGTCTGACGGGACTGCATGTGCCGGTCTGAGGGGTTACCTACCTGACGAAGCCGGTTGGCATAGCGAGGATCGTTCTCCAAGTCGCGTGGGTTACCACCGATGTTCTCCATTGCTTCTATCAACTCAGAGGTCGTACCCTCCAACTGATCGAGTGCAAGGAGTTGCCAGTAAGCAATAGTCCGCGCCGGAAGTTCGACATCACCCTCCAGTAGTACCTGACCGAGACGAACTACACGGTTGAAGGAGCGATCTATCTCCTCCGCTCGGATACCATAGAGGTGCGCCCTGTCTGCGGTGACGACTCTCCAGCCAATCGCCTTCCTTCGCTCAACGTTCTCAGGGATAGACCACCGCGTTGTCATCATCGGATCGGGGCCGGGATCAACGTAGTAAGCATTGCGGTAGTAAACGCCCATGCCGCCACGAAACTTCGCGGCCATCGCACGCATCGCTTCTATCCGGTCGCTCAGGTCGATCTTCTGAGTTCGTCCTGAAAATTCAACAGCCATAAGAAAAACTCCCCGTCTGACGTAACTTCATTCGCCGTGTCACGGCGACAGTAGTTAAGACGGGGAGCGGAGTGTCCAATGGCTTAGGGCACAGTGGCTTCATTCGCTGTGGCGCAGCGACAGAAGTTTAATCCCCGTCGAAGTCGAAGTCGTCTTTCAGGTATCGATCTACCTCGTCTGCCTTCAACACGCCCCCTTCGACAAGTCTACGCGTTCCCGCCGTTAGCGGTCTTGACGGTGACGCACCGTTGTTGCCGGTAGGTGGAGGGAGCACCTGACCGGCAAGCCTTGCGGTCGGCTGCTGCGGCTGAACATTCCCCTTTGGGGGAATCCGAGTTGCCAGCCTCGCCCTCGCCTGCTCCGCAAGCGGAAGAAGTTGCCCGCTGTTAAAAGCCTGGAAGTACGCCAGATTCATAGCCTGTGCTATCGCATCCGGTCGCCATGCATCCTGCTCTAACGGCTGACCGCTTGCACGATACTGACGCATCGCGTTGTCAGCGATCTGCCGAAAGTGAGTAACCATCTCCTGCGCTATCTCCTGCGGGAAATAGGCGGCGAGGTTAGCGACCATCTGCGGTGTGTAGTCATCAGCGACCTTCGCCTGGTTGGTGTCGATCTGCTGAAAGGCTACGCCGTGCTGCTGGCTGCGCCACATCTGCTCCGACTGTACGCGCCGGTTGTATTCGTGGATGGCCTCAACCGCGTTGTCAGGATACGCCTCATTCAGTTCGGCACGCACCGCCTGCCACCGTGTCTCGGGGGTAAACGGAACGCCAAACTGATCGAGAGGCAGAAACTCCTGACCGGTATTCGGGTTGATAGGGAAGCCACGATCCGAAATAGAGAAGGCACCGGGGTTATTGATGTATTCTCTTTCGGCGCTGTACGCGGGCGGCGGTTGCTGCTGCGGTTGTGGCGGTTGCTGCACGGACGCAGGCTGCGCTGCGGCGGGTGGTTGCACTTGCTGCGCTATCTGCGTCTGCTGCTCGGTTATCTTCTGTTGGGCATGTAGCCAGGACCGTGCGAGTTCTCGCGGGTCGTTTTTGAACCGCGTCATTATCGCATCGAAGTCCACCTCCTCCGCTGTTGCGGGAGGAGGCTGAAGGGGAGGCTCCGTGGTTTGCGGAGCAGGAGGTACGATCTCGCCGTCAAGCGGCAGCAGTTCCTCAACCGGCTCAACCCGGTTGTCGTCGGGGCTCAACAGTGGTTGCTGTTGACTTGCGCCAACCTCGTTCGGCAGGCGGTCATCTGCGGTCGGTTGCGGCGGCTGTGGACCGGTCGTACCCTGGTTAGGGGGGACCGGCATAGCATTGCCTGTTCCCATTATTATACCACACTCCACTCATGATATCAAGTATCGCCTTGCCACGGCGAATGATGTTACAAGCCGCGAGGGACGTTACGCCTGCGCGGTCTTGGCGGCAGTTCAGACTGTTTATCTGCCTCGTCTACCATCTTTCGACACTCTTCGATCACCTTCATAGGATGGTCAAGAATCGTCCTGATTACCCAGTTCACGCCGCGAAGGTAATCAACTTCGTGCTCGGGGCAGTCAGGCTCCATAACACGATTTATCATTCGATTCCGATAGTTGACCAACTCTTCATGGAGAATCTGCCAACCCTCGGTAGCGACCATCTTCTCCATGACTCCGGTCATGTATTCGGGATCGTTCTTACTCACGTTGGCATCCCCGCTGGCGGTGTCTGCTGCATCATCGGGTTATTCCCCTTTGGGGGAATCGGACCACCTTGACCCGGTGGCATCCCGCCGCCCATGCCATTCTGGAAGGCGGCGTTTGCAGTCGCCATTGTCTGCTGATAGGCTTGATCCATCTGCTCCGCTTCCTCCTCGGTACCGATGAACATCGTCATGTCGTCATCGATGTCAAGGGCACGGGCAAACCACATCAACAGCCGCCACTGCCGGGTGAAGTTGCCCTGCATGAACGGGGAGTTGGCAAGCATCTGAAAGATGATCTGCGCCTTCTGCGCCCTGAGTGACGCCTGCGGGTCAAGCGTTGCCGTGTACGCCTGCACGGTACCCTGCTGCACGGCGGCAATGTCGTCAAGGCTGATGGTGGCGTAGGCAGACTTCCCGTTCCGGATGATCTCGTAGGTCTGCCGCTCCTCCATGTACTGCCAGCAGTAGTCAAAGAACTGCTGATACAGCCACGTCAAAAACTCCAGACCGAACTCCAGCGCCATGTTCAGCCGGATGTTACCCGACTGTACGGCAATGTTGGTCTGACCGAGTGTGTCTGCTCCGGTGTCCGCTACGCCCTGAACTGTGGGGTCTTGACCACCGATCTTCTCAATCATCCGGCGTATCTGTTCGCGATCTACCAGATTCGAGTTCGGGACGTTCGGGAACTGATGTATCTCTTTGATCTCACCGTCTACCGAAGTATCTCTGAACGAGACACCGGGGCCAAAGGCAGAACGCTGTAACTTCCTCCGTCCTGGCCCCTCTTCGATTATCGCAGACATTGCCAAAGAGGCAGCATCGATACCCTGACGGGTCACAGCGTTCAACTCTTGTTGTGTATTGTATGCCTTCTCCACCTGTGAGTATGGGTAGTATCCACGCCCCACGCGGGGATAGAAATACAGGCGGCGGAACGGTCGGACACCGTTCATCGCGGGCGGCAGGCTCACCTTCAGGAACTTTCTTGTCGTCCATTCCATGACGAAGCATATATCCTCGTACCTTCCGTCCCCATCGGCATCGTAGATACGGGCGTGAGCGTAGAGGAGGTGACGCCTACCAAAGTTCTGATCCCCCTCCTCGCTGCCCGACATGATGAACTCACGGTTCTGCTGCTCTAAGGTCTTGGATTGCAGAACGTAGTCGCCCTGTATCATCGGCTGCGTGGTCGCTATGATGTCCTCTGCGGCAGCGGCATCGTAGTAACCTTCGTGTACAAGGTTCCTTATCTCGTCCGGTGTCTGACCAAAGAAATAACCGTAGAGGACGGCAACCTCCTCGTTCGGCGCGTCTGCCGGATACATCACCGTGTCTTTGGCCGAGACGAAGTTCAGGGAGAAGTGGTTCTGATCGACAACCTCCTGTTCGATAGTAACCCACTGCCCGTAGCGATAAACCTTCTTACCGATACGCACAGGATCGCCAATCTTCGCCAGCATCCCCGGTGGTATGCCGCCGAGTTGAACGATGACCTGATCGTTCAGAAGTACACGCTGCTGCTTCTTCCGGTGCTTGCGTAGCCAGGACGTGACACCAACCACGTAGCCATCAACCAACGCGTCCTGCGAACCCTCGTAGAACCGTGCTTTCAGCCCGATATTGGCACCGCCCATCTCCGACTTGCCGAACTTCGTACAACGCTGACAGGCTTCTGCCTCCTCCGGTGCGCCAGGCTTTATCTTCATCCACTCGGGGGAACTAAAGATAGAGTGCGTGAGGCGTGCTGCCGTCGTCTCCACCTGAATGCGAGTGTCCGGTGTCGTCAGGTTGGAACTGTTCTCCCACGGACCCTCACGATCCTCAACAACCTCCTCATATAGATTCCTGAACTCCTCGATATTGTCATCCCTACCACCGTTCTTACGATCCTGCAAACCCTGGTTAGCCAGCGTCCATAACGTTGTGCCGAGTTCGACAAGTTTCTCTTTGGTCAGTCCCCGTATACGCTCCGTATCAATCGGCTTGAAATCGTAGAGTTCATCGCCCTGATCCTCCGGTGGCATACCCTGCGACAGAGCATAGTCCGTCTGACCAACCGGGCCATTCATCACCGGGGGTAACTGCGTCTGCCCGCTATCGATCATCTGCTGCATCAGCGATTGCAGAGGACTACCCATCCCGGTAGGATTCTGCAAGTTCGCAGAAGCATTCCCACTAAGGGGAATACCAGGGGCAGGACCGCCACCGGGGAGTTGTGGCTGCACCACGTCATTCGGGTACATCGGATAGCGGATACCGTTCGGACCCGCTGGCGTCAGCAGGCCACCGGCTGGTTGACCGTATTGGCCGTAACTCACTTCTCGTTCCTCGCAATCGCCGCGTTCGCCCACATCAACGACGTTTCAAGATGCGTCATGGCGACGGAAAGTTCACGGCTGTCAGGGCAGTTCTCGGTAAGATACAGAGCAAAAGCCCTGAACATGTCTCTCATCTTTTCGTAACGCTGAACCTGATCGAGTTCCGCCAGAGGAGCGTGATAGGTGAAGTTGTTGTTTATCGTCGCCAACTGCTTCTCTGTCGTCTCGTATGTCCGTGTTGCCATCAGTAGCCACTCCTCTGCCCCCTGAATCTACCACCAAAAGACTTGCGTCTGTTAAACGCCTTTATCTGTTTCTCTACCTCGCCATCACGATCATAAAGCCGTATCATCCTCTGCTCTGGTGCGTCCTCCTCGTACTCCCCAAAGTCGTATCTATGCGGGTCCGCGCAGGAGAAGTACTCAAAGGCCGATACCGGATGGCTAAATATCGGGTGATGCACCCAACCACCCGTCCCCGGCGTGGTCTGCTTTGTGTTCTCGGAAACCTCGGGGAAGGCGATGCCAGATAGCGCCATGTTGAGTTTAGGCGTTCCTTCCAGGGATAATTCCGTGTACGTAAGTACTCTACGAGTGTCATCGATCCGACGTGAAAACGCTGCGTGCGCGAAGTCATATGATGTTGGGATTCCATGCTCTCTAAAAATTCCGGCAATCGTATCCGCCTGGCCCGCCGTCTGTGAGCCAACGCCATGAGGGTCGCCATAGAGCATGTTGATCCGCCAGGAAGCGTGACGCATGATCTCGAAAAACTCACGGTCCTCATCCGATGTTGGGTAGTTCGGCAGGTATTTCTGTGCGTGATCCAGCCTACCCGTGAGGAAGGGGATGAAGAAGTAGCAGTCACGTCCCTCATACATGAGTTCGCATAACGTCTGGTATCGTTTGAGTTCGTTATGCCACTGTAGCCACCCCAGGTAAAAGGCATTTCCCACCCCTCGTCCGGGGTCGCAGAAAGCATATAGGGGAGCATCTGGCGACCGTTCCACAATCTTGGTCTTAACGGTATTCGTAAGCGCCACCGCGTATACGCGACCTTTACGCGACTCCTCGAAACGGCAGTCGAGTTCCCGCGCTGCGCCTGCCTTATCGTAGCGGAAACCCTCGCGCATTCGCCAGGGATACAGGGCGGATACAGCATTTCGTGGGCATTCCCTGATAGGCATTCGCTGTTGAAGGTGCGATATATTACCACGTCCATCGTCATACCCGACACCGAAGGGAATACCATCACCGTCCTTAGCGCCTCCAATGCTGTCGAAAGGAGAATACCCGTTACCCTCCGCGACGATGTTCGATTGGTTATCACGCCACCAATACTCAAAGGATTCCCTTCTGGAGAAATCCGGCAGCGGGACGGAAAGCAGATAGAATTTGTTAACGTCATTGATCGGTATGTCTTTCCAGTGCAAGCGGAATACTTCGGGTCGCTCAACCTGCGTCTCACCTGAAACGATCATGTATTCATCAGGGAACGCTAATCCCCATGCAAAGTTCTTACCGTATGGTGTGAATACGGTAATGCGAGTGGGTGCTGTCTGCCCCAACGTTTCCCATGCTGGCTTCATCCACTCGCATCTACTGCCTTCATCAACCTTACCCTTCATGGCACGGGGACCGGCACCGAAATTCGGTGTTACCGGTTCGCCCGTGATCTGCGCCCCGTTGACCAAATTCTGGCGCATGAAGTCCACACGCCACGGTGCCGAATCCTTGTACCCTTCCGGTCTGATTAACCGGGGCAAGTTGTCTGTAATGTAGTCGAACTTGCCAAAGAGGGTATTCATGTTGGCTTTGCCAGGAGAATCTACGAGTTCCTTGACTCTGCTTCCAGATACATTGGAAGCACCGGGATCGGTGAGCCAATCGAACGAGTCGTCTATCTCCAGCAGCCACGATGCCCCAATCTTTCTTGACTTGAAGATCGCCAGGTCAAGACCGTTGTCAACACAGTACCGTATCTTGTACAGCATCTCCACCTGTCTCAGAGTTGGGAGAAATGGGAGATATTTGTTATGTTTAAGTTGCGGGTTGACCGTGTTGACACAGGCGGCAGTGTAGAACTCAATATCCTTCTCTTGGTGTATACGAGCGCGGAACCGATCTGCTGCACGCTGAGAGGAGTACACATCCGAAAGTGTATCCAGACGATCTCTAAGCGTCCATTGGACATAAGTAGTGGTACCGTCCCATACCGGATCATAAAGCCTACTCGCCATCTGATTCCCCTAAAGGGGAAACGACTCGCGGCATTATGAGTCCCCTCTTTTCCGCGTCGATCACCTGATTGTATGCCTGAACCCTTGCTTCCTCCGTGTCCAGTTTAGCGATTGCTGCATACAACTTATCGATAGTTATTGTCACTGATTGGTCGTTGAACTGCACGATCAAACCCTGCTTGGGATCATGGCCGGTCAGTTGCATGTACAGACGGATCGCGGAGAGCCGGGTAGTCCAATCCGGCTTCGGCCCCTTCTCCGAATCGTAACTGGCGTCCATCGCTTCGACCACGCGGCGGAACGGCTTCAGTTCGTCCTCCATGATCTTGGCGAAGTTAAGCCGGTTCTCCTCGATGATCTCTGTTCGGGAGTACGTCTTGATCTGACCGCGCTTACCGGAGGTGCCAACCACCTCCTGATGCGCCGTCTCGAAGTCCATAAGACCGTTCAGCATTCTGTCGTTGATTTCCTTGAACTGCTCCTGCCGTTCATCCTGAAAGTGGAACTGACGCAGTGCTTCGTCATTCGTCAATTCTTTCACCTCGCCACGGTGAATGATGTCATCCTATTCCTGCGCCTCTGATCCTGATAGACAATCCACGGTTCGGGCCGTGACCACCACCACCAATCGCAGATGGCAGCGTGGTATCAAGCACCGTCACCTCATAAGGTGCCATCGTGAACGTCATCTGCGCGGTTGTCGGATCGACCACGACAACATCACCCACCGTCTCTAAGGTTAAATGCCCTGCCGTGTCCTTATCGGAACTGTGTGAGGCATTCATCACGTACCGGAGTACCGACCAACCCTTGCGGCTGGCAAGCGTCTGCACAGTCACCGTGCGGCTGTATGGCGAATAGTTTACCATAAAGTAACGATCTCTGGTTACACCCACCTTTGTCACCATGTGCCCGATGCCGGGATCGCCGCTCCAACTGCTGGTACCGGACGCCCTGCCCGCCGTGCCCGGTGTATCCAGCGCCATCATCTGCCACATCTTCATCACATTTCCCGGTGCCAACAGCCCGGTACAGGCATTGTTCACAATACCCGTGATGCCGAACGCGCCGTTGGTACCGGTGCTGCCATCCGGGTTCTGCTCCCATACGCCGGTCAGAACGTGTTCCTCGATACCTTTGGTAAGCCCGGTGCGCTTTATGGACTTGGCACAGGAGATCATTATCTGAGCAAGCCAAGCCGCACCGACCTTGTTACAGTACAGGTTATCCGCCGCCGTTGCTGTCCATTGCGGCGAACCGGCGATGCCGGGGCCGTAGACAATGTTGAAGCAGTTCTCCCCGTTCCTGTGATTCATCGATGCCGTACAGCCGCCAGTTACCCGATCCGCCTCGATCTTGCGGGTAGCGTAATCGTGATAGCAGTTAATGTCTCCCTGGTAGGAGTGTGCATGAACAGCAACCGCTTTGGCATCGTCGCCGTTCGTGTGGATCGCTGACATCCAAGAGGTGTAGTCAGCCTGCGCGGAAGAGTAGTGCGTGGAGGAGATGAAATCCATTCCCGCGTAACCCGCATCGTTTGCCGCAATCAGTACTTGCAGGCCATGCCAGAGGCTCTGCAACGACCCGCGCTGGTTTGTGAAGTGCGTCGTCGGCCAGAAGGAGGCTGTGTTGGCCTCATTCCACCAGCCCCAACTGATGTGCGAGAAGGGGAAGTTGTTCGCCGTACACCACGACTTGATGTAGAGGTAGATGTCGCACTCCAGATAGTTCATCTTGGCAATAGTGCCAGCGCCAAGTACGACGTTGTTACCCGCGTAGGTACCGGTGTTACTGCCATCGTTCGGCATGGCAGACACAAACGATTGCCCCTCAGTCGTATCCGTACCGATTGCCATGTAATTGGCGGTTGGTCCTGCGGCATCCTGCAAGCGGCGAGGTACACCGCCAAGATCGACTTCGTAGTAGCCGTAGTTCCCGCCGCCGAAGTCAAGACACTGCTTCATCCACGCCAGGTCATTATCGATATTGCCCCAATTATAGAACCACGGAGAGCCTGGCGTCAGACCGGCGACATTCGCCGTGCTGCCATTCGCGTTCGCTGACAGTTCCGCCATGACAGCAAGCGCCTTCTTGGCACTGTCGCGCATGAAACCCATCGCGCCCGCAGCAAGCGAGGCGAAGGCACCGCTTGATTTACGACGCGACAGACAGCCTGCGTGCTTCGTTGATGGGTTGATACCGGAGTCGGGCGTATCGGGATCGCACGTCAGGATGTTGCCAAGCGAGGCAGGGATCGCATGGCCCGGCCAATGGGCGCTATCCAGTACAAAGAAGTCGGATACCGTACAGTTCGGGTTGCGTGTCACGGTTGACTTCTCTACGCCAAGTACCAGACCATCCTCATTCCAACTACACTCAAACCAATCACCATCACTGATGGCGGGAACCGTAAAGGACGGGTTGGTGCCAGTGGACATTTTGCAAAGATTTGCGTTGACGCCCACCTCTACCTTGCCATCCCTCCGAATGCTGATTAGAAACAGTACATCATCCCCGGCGTTCGGAACATCCCCAAAAGGAAACAGGTAGTTGCCGCCTATGTCGCCACCAATCGTACCAGCGCCCTTCGTCTGTGCTGTGTTGACAGCAAACGTGGTGGACGATGCCCGCTTGATGTAAATGTGATCGGGATAACTGCCGCTCACGCCAACATTGACGAACGAGAGGTTGCCGGTCCACGACGCCCACGCCGTATCCATATGAACCCAACAGCCGAAGGTGACGTTGCGAGTACGGACCAGACCGTTGGCGGGATAGAAGGCGTAGCCGTGCGTGCCTGCCGTCCACTTGACGCCGTTCCGGTACTTACCCATTGGCAGTGTGGCGTTCGTGAAAGGAACGGTCAGCGATTGAGATACCTCACCGATCCATGCGTCCGCACCGGGACCGACCTTCAGGTTCTCCGCTGCCATGTCGAAGACCTTCTTGATCCTCGCCATTGAAGCCGGGTCAATCGTCGGGTCGAAGGTGCCGGATTCGCACAGGTTCTTATCGCCGTTGCTCCAAACAAGTATCTGGTTGCACTTCCACGTCCCGTTGTACAGGTTCACCCACGGTACGCCGTCAAGGTCTGTCGTGGCGTCCGTTGCCGAGGGGAACCATTTGATGCCACGTCCCACGTCGTAGCCGTGGTAGAACGTACTGCCAACCTTCTTGACGTAGAGACGCATATCGCCAGCAGAGGGGTTCGTGCCGCCGCCCGCTGTGATCGGGTTACCGTTGGCATCCTCCGTGCGCTCCCCTAAAATGTCCGTGGCACCGAACACAGCGGAGGGCAGACGACGAAAGGACATCGCGTAGTAGTTGCCCGCGCCAGAGTTGTAGACGGTGCGGCAGATGTACTGATTCGCGTTCGTCGCATCCGTCCATGTGCCGAAGTCGAGGTTATCTGAGGTTGATGGCGTGGCCTTGTCGTACTTGCCCCGGTACTCCACGATCCATGAGTGCGTCGTCTTTTGCCCTGCGGGGATTTCAATGCGAAGGATACGGGTAGCGTCAGCCGTGGCGTAGCCACTGCCGTCACGGCTGGCGGTACCCGCAGGGAAGCCAAACGTAGTCCCTGCCCATGACGCGTCCAGATAGTCCGGCGTGATACCGTTCAGTGTGAACGTACCAGCCGAACCACTGAAGGTGTGTTTCAGAAGCAGGGTCATGTTAACTCCATTCCCCTTTAGGGGAAAGTGGCGGGCCAACCGTTCAGGCTCTCAGCGCCCATGTTGCACCAGTGCCTCATGTCGGCATCCTGACGGTAGTTCACCCAAAAGTCGATGTCAGCGCGGGCGTTCTCTGACAGGTCGTTCACATCGTGGTAGATGTGGTGGCTATACCACACGCTCACCTTACCGGCAGGCCATGCGGTGGGAATGCTGGCATCCTTCAAGACCGTCTTGCCCTGCACAAGAACGAACCTCTTACCGTCCGTGAACAGATCAAAGTTCGTGCGCCGGTCAAGATAACCCTGATCGCCGTTCAGCGGAGGATTGCCTTGATCCCTCGACATCGGCGGTTTGTGATCGCCGGGGTACGAGTGATCGAACAGGTCTTCGATTGACGCGTAGTGACCGGAGTTCGCGCCATCGGGAATGAACCGGCGCATATTGCCGAGGCTCGACATGATCTCCCACACGCAACAGCCACCACTCTGCGTCGGTGCCATCTTCTTGGAAAAGTCTAACTTCTCGATGGCGGGGTCCAAGAGGGCATCGCCCCCAGCCAGGAAGCCAATGTCGCACCATCTTCTTGGGTTGAAGAAGGGATCGACTTCCATTGTAATGTGTAGGACTTTGCCGTTTCCGACATCGAACAGCAGCGGCGTGCCGTTTGCTGCGGGTTCAAAGGTATTGCTGGCGTTAGCGTTGTGCGGCGGGGACGAATCGCCTTCGGGATTGGGACCAACCACACCACCGTCATAAAGTGTGTCCATGAGGTGGCGTGCCATAAAGAAGCATTTGGTCGCCTGTGCGTTGTTCCAGTACTCCGTGTAGCGCCACTTGTCGTTGGTGAACGCTTTCAGGTACGGGTTCTTGTCATTGTTCGGCTTGCCCGTCCATGAGTGCCGTGCGTAGATACGATCATCCACCTTCGGCAGTTGCGTGAACGGCTGGTTACTGTCGAAGTTATCCAGAAAAGCCGGATTGCCCGATAGCGTCTTCGGTTTGAACTGCGCTTTGGTTCCGGCGCTTCTGGCAAGGACGTTGGGCATGTTAGACGGATCGCCATGTCCGTTGGTGTGTACTGTCGGTGGCATACCGGTGAACCTGGCTTTGCTCACCCAACAATCACTCGCCACCATAGTTCCATCCATTCGCTGGAACGGACCCAACTTGTCCAGAGCCTCCATGATGATGGTCGGCGGATTGTTCGGGTCAAGGCCATTCATCTCGACAAAGAGTGAGCCACCTGAGTACTTGCAGTGATCGGGATGCGCCTGATCGTAACAGCGGTAATCCACCGCACCCGGCACGGGCGTTGCCTCGAAGGTGCAGGAGTTGTGGTTCGGCGTGACGGATTTCACGGCAAGCGTACCCGGTGTTTGTGGCGGGCCAGAGGAAGGCGCGGCACCCACAGCCACGGCCGACTGCGGCGACTCATGCGGCGCATCGATGGTGTTGCCAACGCACGATACGGCGTAGGTGTGCGTCTGTCCAGGGTTTACGTTTTCGTCCGCAAAGTACTGCAAGGGGATTTCCGTAGCGTACTTCTGCCCGTCGCGGTAGACGTTGTAAGTGTGGCCGTAGAACGCACCGGCCTTCCACGTCAGTACAACCCTGCCCTTGCCGTTGTTCCACTCGGGGGTTGTCTTCAGCCCACTCGGGGTTGGCAGCGGGTTGGTTGGATCGTAGCCGCGATTGCCATGCAGCATGGCGAGGCAAGGCGCGGACTGGCGAGTTTCCTGCCCATTGGCATCCACGCCGGTTACCGTGTAGTAAGCGACAGGCCACACCTCGTTTCCAGGGACAAGGAAACTCTTACCGGTCGCGGAACCGATCTTGCGATCCTCGACATAGATGTTGTAGTTCGGGTAGTTGCCGTCCCAGTTCAGTTGGTCCGTCCATTTGCCTCCCGACTGTACGCCTTTGGCTCTCAGGTTATTCGGCGCAGGAAGGTCTGGACCTCCTGACGGCGGCGGGATAACGCCACCAGATGCGGGAACAACCACAGAGACGGTTGCTGACTTGGCACCGACTGTGACGCCATCGGTGGAGCGGGTGGCGACAGCGTAGAGAAAGGTCTGATCGCTGCTGGTTTGAGTTACCTTGTCGCTCCACGTCGTCTGACCGTTCGGTGCTTCGTTCAGTTGCGGCAGGTTGTTCGGGTCGGTGCCACGGTAGATCGGGTACGATCCGGCACCCTGCACCGCCTGCCACATCAAATCCACCGCACCGGCCTGCTGGTTCCAGTGAGCCATCAGGCCAGAAGGCGGCGGCAGTGGCGTTGGCCCCGGTCCCTGCGAAACGTCGGCAGCAGACCACTCGTAGGACTTGCCATCGTCGGCGTCGGCGTGGATCAGCGGCTTGCCCGCACTATCCGTCTTTGTCGTGAGTTTTGTTACGTTAGCCACAGTTACTCCTTTACGATTCCCCTTTGGGGGAATCTCAGAGGTTCAAACCGTTGGTGACTCGGATGCCCATGTTATCCCAGTGCCTCACCTCGCCATACTGCCGGTGATCGGTGAAGAAGCGGCATCCCTGGTTGTACTTGATTTCATCGATACGGGCGTTCGCCGTATGGTAGACGTGGTGGCTCACCCAAAACATCGTGCTTGTCCAGGGGATAGGAACCGGGAACGTGCCGTGCAGTACGTGTACGGCTTCCTCATACAGATCGAACGTTGTCTTTGTGAGGAAGATGTCAAACTTGTGCCGCAGGTCAAGGCGTGTCTGGTCGCCGTTCATCGGCAGTCCATCGGGTCTTACCACGGATCGATCTGCGACCGTGTTTCTTATCGGTGCGCCTAAAGCGTTGGCAACGTAACCGGTATTCACCAGGTTGTACCGGGTGCCGGTGCCGTTTCCACCACCGGACATGACGGTTCCGCTGCTCCCAACGAACAGCAGGGGTTCCGTGATGTCAACGAAGGTTTCCCAGGTGAAGGCATTGCCGGTCCATGTCGGTGCCTGCGTCCCGGTCAGTTTCACAATCGGCGGGTTCACGATGATGTCACCCGCCTCACAACAGCCCATCGCGCACCATCTACGGGCAGAGAAGAAGGCGTCTACCTCGTAGGTGATGTGGAGGAAGTTGCCGCTGGCAGCGGTCGGCATGTCCGCAAAGAACCGACTCTGGTAGAGAACGGTCGTGTTGTTGTTGTGCTCAGGGCTTGGATCACCGATGTACGCACCGCCATCGTAGCAGATGTCCATTTCGTGTGTGTGGCCGAAGAAGCGTCTGCTGCGAACCGCATCGGCAATGTACTCACGAAATATCCAGTTCGCTGCCGTGAACTCACGTACCCACGGGTTACTTAGGTCATTGGCGTGGAAGGTCGCCCCCTGTATCTGCCGGA